AAATTGGAACGAAATAACGAGCGGTATTTTGAGGATGAAGATATGAATAATGCGATATTAAAGTGGCTTGCATTTAAAAGAGAAAAGAAACAATCCTACAAGCCAAAAGGTTTTGAAATGTTGAAGAAAAAATTGCTCACTCTATCAAATGGAAACGGAAAGATAGCAATGCAAATTGTCGAGCAATCAATGATGAATAACTATTCTGGACTGTTCCCATTAAGAGATACGAATAACAATTCTAATCTTCCTGTTGGTATGAATTTACAGAATAGTAAAAATAAAGATTACACAAAAGGACTAGATAGATGGAACAAATAGATAGCGAATATTTCAAGAACCTTGTATCTCAGATGCGAGATACTGGTTATCCGCAAGAAATTGACAGAGTACAAATAAGCATTCCTAATGCAGAGAAACGTTTGCGTTTCGGCTTGCAGTATGTTGTTAATATGAAGTCTGGATGTAATGCCGAATGGAACGAACGCAATTACCGACCTATTGTTGATTGGATGACAGACAACAAAGGAAAAGGTTTATTGATGTTCGGCGGTTGCGGATTAGGTAAGTCGGTAATCGGAATGTATATCATTCCTCTTCTTATTAAAGATGTACATAAAAAGGTGGTAAACATCTTTAGCGCACAAGAGTTGAACCAAAAGATTGATGAAATTCTCAAACTTCATATTATCTATATTGATGATATTGGTACAGAGGATAATCTTAACTCTTATGGCAACAAGCGTATGCCATTTGCTGAACTTTGTGACGCTGCTGAAAAGAAGGGGAAATTGCTTATCCTTACCACTAACCTCAGTATTGACGAGCTTACTCAGAGATATGGAGATAGAGTTGTGGATAGACTGATAGCAACAACAAAAGCAGTTCCTTTTACAGGTGATTCTTTGAGAAAGTAATTATGGCAGACGTAAGTAAAATGGCAGAGGAATGGCTCAGTGAGCATCCTGACGCATCCAAGAAAGAAATATGGTTAGCTGGTTATTGGAAATCTACCGATAACTGGTGCAATCGAACTAAATAATTTAATAATTATGACGCAGAAAGAACGTATTGAGAACGCAACCACAAAACAAGCGGTAGTGTTTATCTGGATCTACTCCTGGGTTATCGTCAGAAACCTAGGAAGAGCAATCAATAAGGCAGTTCACAAGCTGCCCTGGTTGTTCATCGTGATAACGGTAGTAATCTCATTCATCGTTAGCTTCATCTTTATCTCTAAGGCTAGAGCAGAACGAGATAGCTACAATCAGAAGCTAGTACACGCAACACAGCAGCTTGATAGCTATGTGGCTGCATACGGGAACATTAAATCAAAGTAATATGGACGGAATGGTAATCAATAATTTGTCTGCACAAGCAACTACAGAATGCGGACTGCTGCAACAAGAACTTCTTAAATCGTTTGTTGAGGCTAGAAAACAAAGAGGTATTATGGAAAGCTTAATGCAAAGATTAGCGGCAAAAAAGATGAATGCGATAAGAGATATGTATGAGAACGTTCGTGTTACACATAAAAAATTTGGCGAATGTGACAGCAACTTTTACATTGATGCAATCGTTGATAGAATTACATTGACACTGAAATATTACGTTAAGGAGATTCCTTTGGATGGTTTGTCTAAACACGACAAAAGTGTTGCTAGACGTTATAATGAATATGTGTACAGTTACGAAACAGCCAACAATGTATCATCTGATTTTAAGACGTTCCATACATCATTCGGTCTTACTGGCAGTTGTTATTGGGATTTTTCTATTGATGAAATTCTCGAAAGCGATTTTTTGACTAAAGGTATTCGTATTGTTAGTGAAACGGATAGCCCATTTGATATTTTTCTCAAATAGTAGTATATGAAAAAGTACAAACATACAATAATGATGATTCTGCTTGTAATAGCAGCACTCATCGCAGGTTACGGTTTCATCTGTTTTATGGTTGAACACATTTTCCTTTCGCTTCTGATGGTATTCTGTATCAGTTGCGCATTGGCAGTAGAGAGGGAGGTGTAGGATATGAAGATTTGGAAACCAACCCCTATGGAAGGTGTCAAGTGGCTTATTCCGAGGATGTACACTTTCGATGATAAGTCGCAGTACAAGACGTACAAGATACCTTGCAAGTATAAATACTCTACAGTAGAGGTCAATGCAATCATTCGCAAGGTTAAGACGTTCCTCGCAAAGTATGTGTATATCCCTTGCGTCATCTCCGATTGGTACTTAGCCAAGCTTCATGGAGTGATGGAGCATAAGAACCTCTATCGCTTCGAGGCTAAGAGAGATCTTGAGGAAATCAAGTCGATAGTGAGGAAAATCATCAACTGGTTCGAGTTCGACTTCTGTAACGCCGACTACTTCAACGAGCTTTCTCTGTCTTACATTGATGCCGTATCTCCAGATATGGAGAAGTTTCTGAAATTCATAGAGGTCAAGCTCGCTAATCTTGGGCACAAGAACGTCAGCATACCTGCATTGTCCTACATCTGCTTCCAGATGCTCTGTGAGGGATTCGTGAACTACAACACCATAATGAGGGGTGCGAAGACTGACTACGACTTCGACTTCACAGAACTGTTTCATTATCTCTGCCCAGAACTCGCTTCCGAGAAAGCAAAGAAGTTTATGGTGTCAAGAGGTCTCTCCGAGGAGTTCGTCTTGAAGTTCAACGAAAAGAAAGAGGTAACTGAGATGTTCGCCAACATCGAGCGTATCTTCATCGACCAAAAGATGCAGAAGAATGCCGCCAAGTCTGCGTTCGATACATTGGACGAGGAAACTAAAGCCAGTATGCTTTCTGGTGGCGATGAGATTGAGAAAACGCTCAACGAGATTGAAACTAACAACTTAAAGAAGAAGCAAAAATGAAAAAGATTCCACAGCTGTACACAAAGAACAGTAAAGGTCGCTATCAGGAATACAAGATTCCTGACCTCGATATATCGAAGACTTTCTATAGAAAGATAAATGGAAAGTATGAGCCTACGAATATGCTCTTGTATGACTCCATAGAAGAGGGTGTATGGGTGGTTACTCGACAGTCTTCAAGAACTAACATTATTCGTGCAGATTATCTTCGTGAGAGCTTCCATCTTGACAAGGCTTCCGACATTGAGCGTTTTCCTCTGTCTAAGATGGGGCACATCAAGAAGGTTGCAGAACGTATCATTGATGAGCTGAGACTTGGTAATACAGACACTAGAGTCATGACAAACAATGAGCTTGTCAAGTTGGTTGTCGGGCTTGTTTATAAATATAACGAGGAGGTCTAATTATGGAAGATTTACCTGTAGGCGCAGAAATCGTCTTGAAGGTGGTTGAGACAAAGGAAACTGATTGTAGCGGTTGTTTCTTCGATGAGATAAGTAGCAATATTTATGAGAATGTTTGCGGTGATTTTTATTGTAGCGCAAGCACTAGAAAAGACGGAAAGAATGTTCAATTCAAAAGGGTGAAATAATATGGAAGAAATCAAAAGTAAGACAGTTCGTGACTATGTTATGAACGATGTGGTGTGGAAGGTTGATTTACCAGCGTTCTTAAAAGAAATTGTTGAGTGTTCATCCAATACTCCTTATGCTATAACTTCTAAGATTTTGGCACAGGTACTTAATGTACTCATAGAAAGGGCTATTGAGATTAATGACCCTGCACTTAACATTATTATGCTCAACCTTGGACTTTACGAAGGAGCGCATGATAAGAACGTTAATGAGGTTATATCTAGATTACGAAAGTTGATTACTGATAATCAAAAATAGGAGGGCTAGGTATGATTAGAGACAATGCAAAGATAATTGTAACATCAACTGATGTATCACTTAAAGAAGCCTTGACTAGTGAAGAAATCAATGCAATCAATGAAGCTCATATCTATAGAGGTTATGATTGCATTCCGCAACTAAAGTATGCTGGCAACCCTCCTAGTGGCAAGGAAAGCCGTAGAACTAGGAGAATGTTAGAACTTAGAAAAAGAAAGGGTAGACTATGATTGATAAAAACAAAATAGAAGAAGCCAAGGAAGAAATCTATGAAGATAGATTTATGTTAAATGGCGAAGAGATAGTCTTCAACAATGATGAAAAGGAAGAAATGTTCTATGAGGGGGACATCAAACAAGCTATTGGACTAGGTGCTAAGTGGGCTATCAATGAGTTTGTTAAGGAATTGTTTCACCCTGCTAGCGAAGTTCCACGTAATGACAACGGAAAGGTTCTTGCGTTCTCAAAAGAATTCGGTAATAGAAAACTCTACAACATGAACGCTATGCTCGATGAAACTACTTGCAATACATATCAAGAAATGTGGGAAGAGCAAGTCTATATGTTCAAATTGTCTGATTGGATATTCGTGGAAGAGTTGTTTGACTTTATTATTAACGGAGGTAATCATGATTAAGGAAGTAAAAATGTACTCTGTCGTATGTGACAGATGTGGAAAAACATTCATTGATGAGTTTAATGGCATTGCGGCTTGGTTGGACGAAGGAACTGCAAAAGAGCAAGCAATGGAAAGCGAATGGGCAGAGATTGATGATAAGCACTACTGCCCAGACTGCTATGAGTTTGACGATGAGTTAGATGAGTATGTTCCTAAAAAGAAAGGAGGAAGCAATGAAAGAGCTTAAAGATTTGATTGCTGGTGATGATGTACTAGTTGTAGGTAGGTCTTGCAGATGTATCGCCAAAATTGATAAAGTGACAAAGACTCAAATTGTTGTTAATAACGCTAGATTTAGAAGAGATTCGGGCTGGCAATGCGGTGGTGATAGATGGAATGTTAGAAAAATATCTGTTCCTACAGAAAAGGAAATATCAGATGTTAAAGAAGAGAATCTTCGTAAGACTCTCATCTACGCTATCAGTTCTTTTGATTTCAAACGCTTATCAACAGATGAGTTAAAACAAGTGTACAATATTGTAAAAGGCAAAGAAAATAAAAAAGAATAAACACTCGTTAAAGATAAGTCGTAGCTTCTTTGGCGATACTACCCTTGATGGTTATCCAATAGCTATATATTCGAATGATGAATTGAAGATTCTAAAGAACCTGCTTACACAGGTTTTGGGTGAAGTAAATGAATATATAAAAGACTAAGCGTATGAAAGAGTTTAAAGTTGGCGAAAGAGTTGTCTTGGGTATCGTTGTAACTGAGACTGTAACTTGTGCGGGTTGCTTCTTTGAAAGTAAGGGTGCTTGTGAAGTTTGGAGAAAATATCCATGCGAAAGTAAAGAACGCTCAGACCATAAAAATGTAATCTTTAAAGAAGTTAATGAGTAAAGCGTATGAATGAGATAGAGAAAATATGTAAGGAAATCCAATGCCCACACTTTGTTGTGTGGAATTTCTGATATGGTGATTGTATATCTTGTAAGTTGCAAGGGGAAAGCTACAATATAGAGTCTGTAATATAGGTGCATACGTGGCTGGGTATGTAGAAGAAAAGTATATTATTCTTGGCTTCTATGACGACAAGGGATGTATTCTCGCTTTTAATACAGATGTGAATGTAGATGAGGTGTATGAATCATACCGATTCGCAAAGTTTAAGTATTTGGAAGTGATAAAACATCAGTAATATGGAAAAAGAAGAAAAATGTTGTGGTAACTGTCTTTGGATGGGACGCGAAGACATCTTAGGCAATGGATGGTGCTACAAAAAAGATTGCGAAACATCTTGTGATAAGGTTTGCAAGAAACATGAATTTTAAACTTTAAATATTTAAATGGAAAATAACAATTTGACATTAGACGAGTATCAGCAGTTAGCTCTAGAGACTGCTATTTATCCTAACCCTATCATTTATCCTACATTGGGATTGACAGGTGAAGCTGGTGAAGTTTCCGATAAGGTTAAGAAAGTGTTGCGTGATAACAATTCTGTTTTTACAGATGAAAAGAAGTTGGAAATTGCCAAAGAGATTGGTGATGTACTATGGTATTGCGCAACCCTTTCTCACGATATTGGATTCAAACTTAGTGATATAGGAAAAATGAACTATGACAAACTTCACTCTCGCCAATTAAGAGGAAAGTTGCATGGTAGCGGTGATAACCGTTAGTTTATGGTATGGTACTCTAAAGTAAAAGGTCTTACAGAGAAAGTAATCGAGTTATATCCCACAATGTCTTCAAGGGAAATAGCAGAGATTACAGGATTTGCAAAGACTACTATAATTCGGTGTGCTGCAAAGAATCATCTTAGGCACACCGAAGAAACACAAAAAAGAATAGATGAATACGTAAGGCAACGAAGGTCTTCTGGTAGAAAATCATACGACTATTCTAAATTGAGTAAGAAGATTACTCATACAAGAAAGATGGAATCGTGGCGTGTAAGAAGCGGTCTAGAACAAAATACAAAATATAAAGTTCGTATCACTCCAAAGCGCATACAAAATGCGATGTATCATCTTAGGCAAAAGTATGGTTATTTCTATGAAACTGTTGACAAAACTGTATTATATTACGATTCACAAACAATACGTGTGAAAAACGAGAATTACTATACTGAAAAGTATGGAATCTCTTTTATTCAGGCTGACGAATAACTTCTGTGCATTATCTATATGTTTAGGGGTGGCTACACATCGCGTGCGGTCACCCCCTTTTGTTTATAAATCAATAACCAAATAAAAACATAAGAAAAAACTAAGAACGTTTATGTAGTTTTAACTTCCAGTATATCCAACCTAAAAATGCGAGAATGCCTATAAAAAGACAAACTGATGCTATCTTACCTATATTCAAGAAAGCTCTGTCAGTCTTTGATAGTTGCTTGCCAACCTCAACTTTATATGGAATCGAATCTCGTACAATCAAGGTATCTGATTTGTTTCTTACAATGTATCTGTCTTTATATTGAAGATAGTACTTGTCCTTGAAGACTGTATCGCCTCTAATATAAACAGATACGCTATCATGCACATAGACGGAATCAGTCTTCAATAAAGAATCCGTCTTTACTAAGACCCTATCTTTGTATTCTGTAACAGGAACATACTTAGTAGTAGTGCATCTACAGAACATTGATAGAATCAGCATTGTTACTGCAATAGCAATTACAACTCTTGTTATCTTATCAATCAGTTTCATAAGCTTACTGAATTACAATCGTTACTTTTTCCTTTTTATCCCAAGCTGTCTTCATGGTCTGAATGAGCTTGTTTGTCCAAAATCGAGAATCGCTAACCCATCCTTTCTTATCGTTTTTACCGATAAGAATACAACCCTCTGTGTCTTTTGAAGAGTTACCGCTATGTATGCGTATTCCTTCAAATCCTTTGACATTCAGAAGTAATGGCAACATCTTCTTGAATCTGTTAGAATAGGTATATACACATTCATAGCTGCCGATTGGTATTGCAGTCTGCCCATATACCTTTTTGTTTTTGATTTCGTCCAAATCCATTTTCTGATTCAATCCTCTGTCTGTATCTTCAAGAGTATTGCATCCGAACAATTTGCCATTCACGTACAGACGACTAATAGTATAGTCATCCTTTTTCCAAGCCCTATCAATTAGTACTTCCATTTTTGTTTTCCTCCTCTTTTTTATCAAACTCCTGATTCAATCTCTCCAATATCGGTTTCCAATAACTCGGCAATGCCTTCGCAAACTCAAACCTCAGAATGTAATAAATAACTCTGAATGCAACATTCTTAGGGTACGCCTTAATAAGGTTCTTGAACGAATTGCATATATACACATAACAGAATATATACGTAAGCATCTTAATCACAAATAATGCTTCTGTATTGTCGTTGCAACTTACCATGATTCCATACATGAAATACACAATAACAATATACAAGAGCATCTCTAAAAGTGCGTTCTTGAACTTCGATACAGAAAAGTTCTTGCATCGTACAACACTCACGCCGTCAGCTCGCATACCGCAGAAGATATTGAAGCCAAATGCGATAACTAACGCCAAAACGAAGCCTTCCGTTGGCGTTGCAAAGGCAAGTATAGCTGAAAATATATTTACAACCATCTGCCGAATCTGTGAAGAATCTAATAAATCTGTCATAATCTGTTATCCTGAATAATTAATAAAAATAAAGTTTCGGTCTTTTGATGCAAAGATAGCAAAAAAAACCGAAACTTCATTCAGAATAACGAAAAAATCAGATATTCAGATCATAATATGGCATTCCGCCGTTTTCCAGGAAAGAAACGCATTCGTCGAAAATCTTTCTCTCGAAATCAAGCGTGTTGATTTTCGGGAACCACTTCTTGATCTTTCCGGCGTTG